CTAGAGGTTTTGGCGATAAGTTATCTGATTTTTACTGGACAGACGACCCTTTACTAAGAAACCGTGTGCTTGTTCCATTTACTTGGAAAAACAAACCTATGGGATTTAGTGGGCGGCTGTTTGAAGATGGTAAAAAGAAAGTCAAATATTTTTCTAACTATCCAAGTAATTTGATATGGGGCTATGATCGGCAACACAAGGATGCACAGTTTTGCATCGTCGTTGAAGGATTGCTTGATGCAGTTGCTATTGGTGCACTTGCTATTTGTAGCAATGAAATCAATGATGGACAGGCTCAAGTTATTGAGACACTTGACCGTGATATCATTGTCGTGCCTGATCGTGATAAAGCTGGTGGGGCAATGGTAGATGCTGCACTAAAATATGGTTGGGGAGTAGCATTTCCTGATTGGGAAGCGGGAATTAAAGATGTATCAGATGCTGTTGCTAAGTATGGGCAGTTGTTTACTATGCGTAGTATTTTAAACAGTGTGCAGAATAATAAATTAAAAATACAGTTACATTCACGAAAGTGGTTTTAATGTTTAAACCTAAAATATGCATAGTATTCAATGGTGGTGCATGTGGCGATTTTCTTACTTTTCTTATTTTGCAGCAGCGATATAAGTTGCCAACAGAAAGCAGAATTATTGATGATAACGGTGCCCTTGAACAAGGTATAGAAAGTATTTCTAAACGATATTTTCATTCTCTTTTTTTTAATAATAGTTTTGAAGAAAATATATCATCTTATGAATATGATACTGGCAACTCGCATTTCTGCAATAACGAAATAATTAATCGTTTTCCAAAATGTAAATTTTATTATATAGATGATAGTCTGTTTTGTGAAGTTACCACGGCGGCGTTTGTTAAAAAAAGAATAAATCAAGATTATTCGAGTATAATTGAATGGTTGAAATGCAATTCTGGAAATCCTAAATTTGCAAAAATAAAATATCCAAACGAAGAAACCGCATTGTTGGCAATACAAAAAAGTAGACTACATGCACTAAATGAATGGAAAAAACTAGGAATAAACAGAATAGATATAGTTGATATTTTTGATAAAAATAAATGTAAAACATTGGTTAATAATATTTCCCAAGTTGAGTTTGATAATACTTTATTTGAAAGTACTTACGATTGCTGGGCAAGCAAAAACAAATGGCTTATCGACTTAACTAAAAATAGTGACAACAACCAAGAATAAAGATATAATACACATATGGCAAAAACATACGACGCACAAATCCAAAAGCTATTCATTGAAATGATGCTGAGCGATTCGCAAAGTTATGTGCGCGTTCAAAATATTTTTAATCCAAATAACTTTGATCGTAGTTTAAAAAGTGCAGCAGAGTTCATTAAGGAACACTGTGAAAAGCATACTATTATGCCGTTGCATGAGCAAATTAATGCTGCCACCAATAATACATTTCAACCAATTTCTGGAATGACAGATGACCATACCTCTTGGTTTTTAGATGAGTTCGAGGGATTTACTAGACAAAAAGAACTTGAACGAGCAATTCTTGCCGCTGCTGACTTGCTTGAGAAAGGCGATTTTGATCCTGTTGAGAAACTTATTAAGGATGCAGTGCAAATTAGCTTGACTAAAGACCTTGGCACAGACTACTTTGCTGATCCTAAAGCCCGTTTGATGAGAATTAAAGATAACAATGGGCAGGTTTCTACAGGATGGAACGCACTTGACCAGAAACTATTTGGTGGGTTTAATAAGGGCGAGTTGAATATATTTGCTGGTGGTAGCGGTAGCGGTAAGTCACTGTTTATGCAAAACATTGCAGTTAACTGGATGCAACTTGGTCTCAATGGCGTTTATATTACGCTAGAATTGAGTGAAGAACTAACCTCTATGCGTATTGATAGTATGATTACTAATATTCCAAGTAAAGATATCTTCAGAGATATTGACAATGTAGATATGAAGGTTATCATGATGGGTAAAAAGAGTGGTAAGTTACAAATCAAATATTTGCCAGCGCAAAGCAATATCAACGATGTTCGTGCTTATATTAAAGAACTGCAAATCCGCAGCGGTCGTCGTGTAGATTTTGTTATGATTGATTATCTTGATTTGCTAATGCCTGTTAGTGCAAAGGTTAGCCCAAGTGATTTGTTTGTCAAGGACAAGTATGTAAGTGAGGAAATTCGTAATTTTGCCAAAGAAATGCAAATCTTATTGGTTACAGCATCGCAGTTAAATCGTGCAAGTGTTGAAGAAGTAGAGTTTGACCACAGTCATATTAGTGGCGGTATTTCAAAAATCAATACTGCAGACAATCTATTCGGCATTTTTACAACACGCAGTATGCGTGAGCACGGCAAATATCAACTTCAAATTATGAAAACTCGTAGCAGCAGTGGCGTTGGACAAAAGGTTGAACTTGAATTTGATATTGATAGTTTGCGTATTCGCGATCTTCCAGATGATGATAGCCAAACATCTCAGTTCAAGAAACCATCAAATACTATCTTCGACGGTCTTAAAACTGGCAGTGTCGTAAGAGCGGCTGGCAACATTGATACTGAATCTAGTAAAGTCACGGCAACAGTCGATAGCAGCAGATTAAAAAGTATGTTAGCTAATATTAAATCTTCAAAATAATGACAACATAAATATGTTATGTTTAAAGAATTAGAAGATTTTGTTGATTTAAGTCATATTGACATTGATTTTAATAAATTTAGAAGCCAAGTAGTTAAACATCATTTTGAATGTTTTAATTTAACAGGAAGTAATAGAATTTGGCTAAGAACGCATGACACATCTTTGCCTATAGAAAAACAAATTAACCCAAACAAAACAACAGTAACAAGTTTGTCTGTTGATGCGTTAGATGGGTTTGCTGATATTAACTGGAACAATTTAATAGAAAATTTTAGATTAGTAAAACCAAAAGATTTTATATATTATACTACATTACTAACCGAAAAATTTCCATATATCATAGAAGTTTTAGACAAAATAGAAAAACTTTCAAATATTAAATTTGGAATTATTAATAGTTCTTTGATGAAACCAAGTTCATCATTGGATTTTCATACTGACTTTGGCAGTGCTAGATGGCATTTGCCAATAGTTACGCAAGTTCCAGAATGTTTTTTTTATGTCGATGATAGTTTTGTCACTATGCCAAGTTATACTAAATTGTACAAGCTGCACACCAACACCGTTCATAATGCGTTTAATAGTGGTAAAAAAGACAGATTACATCTTAATCTTACTAATGCTGATCAAGAACTAGTTTTTGATACTGCAGAAAAGTTGATTGAATTGCGAGAAAAATTAACAGATGTTGTTAAAACTCGTTTGGAAAAAATAGACAAAGTTGATTTATTGCTAAACAATTTATATTATAAAGGTCTTTATAAAAATCTAACATTAGATAAAAATTGATGTGTTTGTATTTTATCTAAAATATCTTTTTCATCTTTGTATATTAATTTTCCAAGTTTAATAAATCCAGGATTTAATCGTATATCTTTATATGAATATCCTAATTTTTTAAAAAATTCAGCATTCTTTTTAAAATATTTCCAACATTCATCATATTTAAATTCTGCATTATGCGCATTGTCATGTAGTCTAACAGTAAAATCAGCACTGTAATGTATCCATGGTTTAAATGCATCTGGATGAATATATTGATCGTTATCGCGCCATAAATCTTCTAGCGTTTTTCCTACCTCTACATAATTTAAAAACAACTCGCCAAATTTTATATGCCATTTTAAATTACTGTAATCACCGATATCTAATTTGCTTCTTTTTGGTAATGCAAAATATGTTGCAACAAATCTACTGACATTGTTATCACGAACATTTTCAACTCTATGAACATTAATGTTTAAATCACACAAGGCTTTGCGTACTTCTGGCGGCGCTGATAACCAAAACTCACTGTTTTGTTCATTAAGTAATCCATGATATTCTTCAAATACATGATGCAATAGATTAAGAGTATCAGTGTCGCTAATAGATGTCATTGCCCTGTCTATCAGCGGTTTAAATGAATTAATTGTTTCAATATTTCTATTGATTAAACCAATGGAAATCTTTGCATCTTCTTCGGCACTATTCATTCCATAGAATCTAGTAGGATCATCTACTGGTATGTTTAGCTTGTTTACTAAGTTTATCTTTTGTTTCCATTTTTCAACAATAGGAGTATCATCTAAATTAAACAACAGTTCATGCGTGTCAGAAAAATCATTGGGGTTGGCAAGGGTTATTTTAAATTGTTCAGACATACTATTATGTATTATTATATGTTATCCTTTATTATTTTTTAAAGCAACTATTCAATAAATATTCGTGGAGTATTAAGATTTGCGTAAACAAACCCGCTCAATATTAGACGAATTAAGTTCACTGACCATTAATAAAAATTCTGGTTTAGTGTTGGAGAGTCGTGCAAACCATATTATTAACAGTGCAATAAATTTAATTACGCAAATACGAGAAAATTATGATACTCCAGAAGCAGATGAACTTGAACGCAGATTAATTAATAGTATTCGTGGACAAGACCCTGCTAAATTTATTCGAGGTCTTAGGAAGATAAATGAGAGCCGTTGAGTTTTTGACAGAATTAACAAAGCCAGGCGAACCGCCACAAGTAGGCAGTCCTGAGTTTAAAGCTACTGCAGAGTCAATGAAGAAGTTCATTAACTATGCTATTTCTGAATATTCTAAAACCGTTGCTTTGCGAAATCAAAAAGACCCGCGAGTTGGTCAAGGCATATCTAAAGACCCAATGCAACTTGCCAAAGGCATTGAAGACGCAGTTTATGCCAATCTTAAGAAAATGGGCGCTGGCTTTATTACTGACACCGATATTGAGCGATTTAAAGAATATTTCTTAGGCGGTGCTGGCGCTACTGGTGGAGAACAACCCGCAGGTGCTGCTGGCGCTAATAAAGATACCAGTGCTGGCAGTTCTGCAGCAGGTGCCGCTGCTGGCGGAGAACAAAAACAACAAACTATACCACGAGGTGCTGAAGTAGAGATTGGAAAATCTCGTGCAGCAGGTGGCGGTGTAACAAAATATCGTTGGGAAGGCGCTAAGTGGGCAGAAGTTTCTCCTAGAACTGGCGGCAGTGGTAAATTTGCAAATGATAAAGTTGCGCAAGAACTTACTCGCCGTTATTTCTCAAAAACAAAAGAACCAGCAACTGGCAGCATGAATCCTGACCAGATAAAAGCGGCGGCGGCTGCTAAATCACCAGAAGATTTAAAAGTTAAAACTCCACAGCCTATAACTGTTGGTGGCGAAACAATTAAACCAAGTGATCCTCGTTATGCTGAAATTACTAAAAGATTAAACAGCAGTGTATACAGAAATCCTAGTAATATTATCAGTGAAGCTGCGGTTTCTTTTGATTCATCAACTAGTCTAATATCAGTTGACCCCGAACTAATTGATAAATTGGCAAATGATGCCGCTGAAACTTGGTACAAGAATCGTAAATGGTCAAATGATAATCCAGGAAAAAGTTTAGATTCTGGCGCTGGTAGTGAATCTGGGACTGGTAGTAGACTATCAAATCGTAACAGTCAACTACTAAAGTATATTGGTCTTGATCCAGATAGTCCAAATATTGCTCAAACATTGGCAAATACACTAGCTGATCCAAATAAAAGAGAAGCAGTAGCTAAATCACTGGCTAGACAGGGTATAATGCCGCAGAAGAGTAATACCCCATAAATCATAATTATGTATAAATAATAGTAGCGTAATAGACGCAATATTTTGGAGAATTAAAATGGCAGATTTTTATCGTATAAGTGGTAATGCTGGTCCTGCTGGTAGCATGATTAGTTTTATCGGTAAGACCCCTCTTGCAGTTGCAGGTTATGTTGCAGCAAGTGGCGGTAGTGCAGTTGACCTTCGTGGTGAAGTGGGTGTTAATTATGCAGTTCCTGCAATCCTAAACACTCTTGAGTCAAATGTCACTGTTCTTGCTTATCAGATTGAGAATGGTAGCGGTGGTAACATCAGTCTACTTCTTGAAGGTGCTTCACACTTCAGTGCAACCGACATTCAAGGCATCATTCGTAGCGCAGGAACAACTGTTGGTAACAACAGCGTTGATGTTACTGGCACTATGATCGCAGCTCGTGGTTTCAAGCTAAGCTATACTTAATATATCACAGATATATTAAACAAGTTCAAGGGCGGGTAACCGCCCTTTTTCTTTGTCTAAATTACTCTACTATAAGTAAAAACATGATTAGATGTATGACACTATTTGATATTACCAGAAATGGTGACTATCATGCCGCAGACCAACTTAAAAATTGGCACACTCTTATGCAAGCAATTAATATAAAATCTATTCCTACTATTCAATCTTATCCTAGAAAATTTTTTCGTAATACAGATGGTTTAGGGTTTGGTAAAAAATATAGTGGCCATGAAGAAATATGGATGTTTGATTTCAATATAGATAATTTTGATGGTGATATAACTGAGTTAGAAAGCAATATTGACCTTATACCAATGATTACTGGATTAGAAGAAACTGCCAAAAACCTTGATCATTATACTGTTACAAATGGCGATAATCAAAATATAGTGTTTTTATTATTATAAGTGTCATAATAAATATTATTTGCAATGCATGGAGTTGTTATGGCAAATAAACCATATGAAATAGAGCGAACCAGTTTAGAAGCGCATGTTGATATCTGTGCAGAGCGTTATGAACAAATGGATAATAAAATGAACACTATGGAAGCAAGACTTGCAAAGGTCGAATCCATAGTCAGCGAAATTAAATCTATGTTAATCGAAAAAGAAACTTTGGCTTATAAAAAACTCGTTGGCTTAGGAATTGGCATTATTGGCTCACTATTAACGGCACTTTTGGGACTTATATTATATGTTGCAAAATCACATACTTAATTGACATAAGAGACAGCGTTATGCTATTATAATATTATGATAGATGAAACCGCAACTCTTAACAAAATCAAACAATTCGTCACGGAAGAATACAGTCACCTATCCCAAAAAGGAGCAGTGATTGTAAAATCCGTGGGGAACGGATACCTTGTCAATGGTATCAATGTAAAACTTGTAGATAACTTGTGGCAAGTAACAAAAGGCAAATCAATTATTGCCAAATTGCGTCAACGACGAGTAGCTATATTGCTTGCGGCATTGGCAAGTAAGCGATATTATCGTGATATTCAACGAGCGACAGTAATTGATAAACAGTTAGACATTTATCTTGGCGATAAGCAAATGTATTCTATAAGATATAAAGCTAATCCAGATAACCAAATATATGCAGATAGGCTTGTTAATGTTGAAACTGAATTAGAATTGTTAGATCAACAGTTACACGAATTAGAGAAAACTGTCTCACTGCAATAAATACTATTAAATGTAAGGACATTACTATGTTTGTTAAAGAATTTGGAAGTGTTTCAGCCACTGAGTTGAATCAACAGTTGAATAAGGTTTATCGTTGGCAGTTAAACTTAAATACTATCACCGAAAACGATGCATCACAAATGTTGCAAACTATTGGTAGCAAAATCAGAAAGATTAAAAGCACTAGCCAAGCTCATCATGCAGAGCGAAATCCACAATATATGGAAGCTGTAATGGTTGGAAAAATTTTAGAAACTTGGAAGAATGAAATGACAACAAAACGCACTCGTCTTAGTGAAGCAATGCGCAGAATTGATCGTTTTTGTGCGATAAATCTTAACGAACGCGAATTGACACCAACTGAATTAAAAAAGCGTGAGCACTACAAGGGTGCACTCGAAAAGCGCAAAGATGAATTTAGCAAGCGTTATGGACCTCGTGGTGATGAAGTAATGTATGCTACTGCTACTAAGATGGCAAAGAATGAAAGCTATACTCTTCCACCTGCACTTACCGAGGGTGAGATTGAACAAGCCCGTGTTACCATGGCTGCTCGTGACCTTGCAGATAGCGTACAAGACATCGTTGAAAAAATCAGCGATATGCAGAACGAAAAACTTCCAGCACTTGTTAGCGCAATGAAGGATCAGATTGGCATGGACCAAGCTAACCAGTTCAGCGAAGCAACTAAGACAACTCTTTCTACTCTGCTAGACGCAGCAAATAGTGCTCGTGATGCTCTTGACAACGCTAGCCGTGCAGTTGGCGGCGGTCAACCTATGGATATGGGCGGTGGCGATGATATGGGCAGCGATATGGGCGGAGAACCAGCGCCAGATATGAATGCTCCAGTAGGCGGAGACGAAGCAATAACGCCGCCTCGTGATAATGCCAGCGAACTTGATGCAGCAGATGCTGCGGCTGGTGGAGTTGGCGCTGAAATGGGCCGTGGTCGCAGAGCATAATATGAAACTTTTTGAAGTTGCTCCAGATTTTGTAAAAGGTGAGGAAGCATTTCTCATGACAATTTTACAATATCTGGAAAGTAAAACAAAGCCAGGCGAAAAAATTCCGATGGCAAATATTGCTCGTCTAATGAACAATGCTGGATATCAATTTAACTTTGATATTTTACAAGATATGATGGCAGATGAAGAAAACACTGGCTTAAAAGATATGATTGGCGATGCAAATCAAGATAGCATTACGCTAGGTAAAAAATCTCCTGCCGACGATGAGTCGCTAGATGATAATAATGCGGAAGAAAAAACCGTAGATCAGATGGCAAGTAACGCAGCTAAGTTCTAATAAATACTTAATGCGCGTTGATGATATAGACCAGCTTACACATTTTCATGATAAACTTAATCCACAACTGTGGGATAATAATCGCTTGAAGCCGCAAGTTCGTCTTGCTCTTTTTAAAATTGCTAAAGAGTTCTTAGCTTTTATTAACATTGCAGATATTAAATTAACTGATATTACTGTTAGCGGCAGCAATGCTTCATTCAATTACACTTCAATGAGCGACATAGATTTGCATTTAATTGCAGATATTAATGGTCCATGCGAAGTAGACCTTAAAGAAATGTTTCTTGCTAAGAAAAGTGCGTTTAATGACCAGCATGATATATCTATATTTGGTCATTCCGTCGAAGTATATGTACAAAACAGTGACGAGAAGCATATCTCCAATGGCATATATAGCGTATATGATGATAATTGGGTAAAATTTCCAAAGAAAATTACAGCAACGCCTGACACTTCTAATATTGAAGACAAGTATGAATATCTTCATAATGAAATTGACCAAGCAATAGACAGCGGCGATAGCGAAACAATTAATAGATTAAAGAAAAAAATTAAAACGATGCGCCAAAGTGGTCTTGAAAAAGATGGTGAATTTGGTGTTGATAACCTTGCATTTAAATTGCTACGCAATGTTGGCGATATAGAAAAACTATATAAAGCTGGCTCTCAAGCAACCGATGTTGAATTAAGTATAAGCGAAGGTAACCAATTTACTGGTGCTCTTGCTGCTGCTCGTGAAGCAGGACACAGCGAATTTACTGTTGGTGGTAAAACATTCAAGGTTAAAAAGAATAAAAAATCCAATAAATAATAACGGAGCCACAAATGTTTAATGCCACAAATGCCAGAATTGCAAGTGTTGATAGCGTAATTGTTGAAACTGAACTTGCGTTAATTAATATTAATATTATTAATGCTGTTGACAATAACCAAACATCTGTTCAGATTAAAGGCAATACATATACGATGGTAAGTGGCGCAAATATTGCTGGTACTCCAATGACTCTTGATCCAAATTATTACAGCACTTGGCAAACTACTAATAGTAATTTGTTATGTGCTGCTCAAATGAACGCTGTTATAAACAATTTTTCTGCTCTTGGTTATACAGTAAGTCGTTTAAGTTTAGATGGAACGCATATATCTTGGCAGATTAGCTGGTAAAAAAACCACTTGACATCTGGCAATTTTGTGATATATTAATAATATGACAAATCCATATGTAACGCACAATCCGCTGTATGATTATAAACAAATCACACGAAAAGAAACTGTTGAAGGTCGTAGATATCAAACGCCAGAAGGCGATGTTGTTGCTAGTGTAACTACGATCCTTGATAAAACAAAGAGTGAAGAAAAAAAGAAATCATTATACGAGTGGAAAAAGCGTGTAGGTGTTGTAAAAGCACAAGCTATTACAACAGAAGCTGCTGGTCGCGGCACTTCAATGCACAAGCAGTTAGAAAATTGGCTTGAAACTGGAGAATTAAAAACAGGCAGTAATTTAGTTCATGCCGATGCTGCTAAGATGGCAACTACTATTATCGAGAATTATATGAAAGGTCAGATGCAAGAATATTGGGGCATGGAAACTGCGCTATATTACCCGCAACTTTATGCTGGCACTACTGATCTTGTTGGCGTTTATAATGGTAAACCATCTATCGTAGATTACAAACAAACCAATAAACCCAAGAAAACTGAATGGATTCATGACTATTTCATTCAAGGCGCTGCGTATGCTGCTGCACACAACGAGTTGTTTGGCACAGATATATCACAGATTGTTATCCTTATGTGCAGCAAAGATTGTGAGCCACAGCGATGGATTATCAAAGGCGATGATTTTGAACACTGGACTCAAGTATGGTGGGACAGAGTTACAAAATTTTACTCTGAATAATTTTTTCCCATTGTTTTTTTATTGCAAATAGCATTGCCATTTATACATAAATATCTCTAAAGAGAGATATTCCATATGGCAATCGTTCAAATTTCCCGTATATCCCATCGTAGCGGTCTACTAGAAAATTTACCACAACTCGCTAAGGCCGAACTTGGTTACAGCGTTGATCAGCGTCGTCTTTTTATCGGCAATGGTCAACTTGTCGATGGTGCACCAGAAACTGGCAATACAGAAATTCTTACTGAATACAGCGATATTTTAAATTTAGCCAACAGCTACACCTTTAGGAATAATGACGCTGGTTATAATCCACAAACAGGAAATGCCAAAGCACAGTATAATGCCATTGCATGGAATGGAACAATATATGTTGCAGTTGGTACTTCTGGTCACATTTTAACTAGTACAGATGCAACTAATTGGAGCAACACCGATAGCGGAACAACCAGTGATTTATTGGGCATTGCATATGGGCTTGGTTATTTTGTGGCCGTTGGCGCAAATGGCACAGTGCTTTATAGTAGTAATGGTACAGTTTGGAATCAGGGAACACAAACCTATAGTGCATCAGTATCATATACAAGCGGAACAGTTGTAAGTTATAGCGGCAATTCATATCTTTGCATCGCTACTACTACTGCTGGTATTCTTCCAACCAATACAACTTTTTGGACACTACTAGCAACTGGTGGGGCAATTACCTACACATCAATTAACGATGTTACATTTGGTAATGGAATATTTGTTCTTGTTACATTGTTAGGTGGTGTTTTTACTAGTGTTAATGGCATCACTTGGCAATCACACACAAGTGGAGTATCTGTGCCGCTCAACGCAATAACTTATGCTAATGGAAAGTATGTAGCAGTTGGTAAATCTGGCACAGTCGTTTATAGCACAGATGCCGTAAGCTGGACAAATAAGAGTATCAGTAGTTTTGATTTGCTAGGCATAAGATATTTGACAACAAGCGGCGGCAGTTCTTATATTGCTACGGCTGCAAACAACAAAGTTTATTATAGCAGTGACGCTGTAACTTGGAATAGATCGCTAGTAGATTCATTTGTTGGCGTAGCTACTGATGGAACTAGTGCATACGCACTAACAAGTTGGGGCGATGTTTATAAAAATTCATATGGTGTGCTAAACTATATTTCTAGTATTGCAAGCAACATTGAAAATTTTACCAATATATATTATTCAAGCAATGCATTTATGGCATTAACTGGTAGTGGCGGCATCTATGTAAGTGCAGATGCTATTACATGGACAACTCTTTCGAGTGGCGTTGCAACTTCTCTTAATACAACTTATTATGATGGAACAACTTCTTGGGTAACCGTTGGCAATGGCGGCGTAATCTTAACAAACACAACAATTTCGACCACTGCTACTACAACGGCTAACAGTTCATCAATAACTTCGGTTGGAAATCTTACTATTGCCAATGGACAATATATTGTTGGTGCGGGTATTCCAGCAAATACTACAGTGGTAAGTGGTGCAGGAACTAGTACTTTAGTATTGAGCAATCCTGTAACTGCAACAGGAACTGCGGTAACGATTGTTGCGTTTTCTACATTTGCTAGCAGAACAAGTGGAACAACAAGCAATTTATACGGTATTAACAGAATACCTAGTTCTTCGTGGATAGCCGTTGGTGCTGGTGGTATAGTTATTACCAGTCCAAATCTAACAACTTGGACTGCACAGTCAAGTGGTCTCAGCACTGATCTTCGTAATATTACTGTTGCAAATTTAGGCGGTGGTACTTATAGGGCAATTGCAGTTGGCGTAGGCGGCAAGGGAATTTATAGTGCAAATGGAACCGCTTGGTCAATCGCTATAAACAATTCAGCTACAAACCCAAGTGGTTCACCTGTAACACTTAGTGATTTAAATGCAGTAATTTATCAAACCTTTACTGCTCCTGGCGCAGGTAGTCCTACTAGTCTATACACTGTTGTGGGTGATAATGGTATTGTTGCTACAAGTACAAATGGCACCACTTGGAGTACTACTACTACATATACAAATAGTAACTTTTTAGACATTATATACACTGGAACTTATTTCTTTGCAGTGGGGGATGTTGGGTTAACATATTTAGCAAGTCAAGATTCTGTAACTTGGACTCCCACTAGTGTTTATTATGGTTCAAACTTATTAGCACCCAACTTAAATGATGCAGCAACAAATGCTTCTTATAGTGTTTTAGGCGGACAATATGGTTATCTATACCATGCAAGCAATCAATATGTTTATTGGAGAAATGTTGTTCAATACCTAAACTATACAACCGATGCGCTATTATATAATGCTGGACAGTTTATTGCAGTGGGTGCTGCTGGTCAAATATCAAACAGTGTAAATGGCATTGCTTGGACTAGCCAAAGTTATACCTTTGGAAATAGCAGTACTATTCGTAAGTTACAAGATAAACTTGATGATTTTGTTAGTGTAAAAGATTTTGGCGCAAGAGGCGATGGCGTAACTGATGACACAGAAGCTATTAACCGTGCACTTTATGAAATTTATTGCCGCACATCTAGCTATCCTGCAAAAAAGAGATTATATTTTCCTGCGGGAAATTATATCGTAAGTGGTAGTATAAATGTTCCTAGCAATGCTAGAATTGAAGGCGAAGGAACATTTAATACACAAATTACACAAACTGCAAATCCATACATTTATCCATATATTACTTGGGTTATGTATACTGCAGATAATAAACAACAGATTCAGAATCTTATTGGATTAAATGGTGCAGGGTTGCCAAATGATATTACTATCAGTGATCTAACGCTAAAAAGTCTTAATGATGGTATAGTCATAGATAGTGCAAGTCGCGTGACATTGAACAATGTTCGTCTGCAAGGACCAATTTCATCTGTTACTGCACTAACTGATACTATATCTGGAAATATAACTTCCGCCGTAAAGATACTAGGAAGAAGTTTGACATTTCCAAGCGATGTTAATTTGGTAGATTGTTTAATTACTGGATTTAATGTTGGATTATATGTACCTGCTACACAAAGTGCAAGCAATGCATTAATGGATAGCTGTACATTTAATAACTTATATAACGGCGTTTATCTAGTTGGTAGCAGCGCAAAAGGCGTTACTCTTAGCAACAGTGTAATGGATCAAATTTATTCATATGGTGCTTATATAACAAATGCCACTAACTTTGTTAGCTTTGCAAATTATTACAAAGATGTTGGCGATAGCTTGAATGGCGCTAGCAGTCCAGTAGTACCAGTTATATATTTTGACTCAGCTACTGCTATTGGTTGTGCATCCGTTGGTGATAGCTTTGACAGAACAGATAGTAATCGTGTTACTGAAACTGTTAATTCTGTAGAATGGAATTATACTGTTGGTCTTCGACTTGGAACTGAACATCATCTTATGGGGCAATCATTGGTTCTTGCAGCAAGCACTACTTCAAGATTAGGAACAAATTTTTATAGTGTTGCTTCTCAAGTTGTTGGTATGCTAGTAGATTATACTATATACAGAAACAGTGGAAGCCAAGTTAGAACTGGTATGTTAAAATTAACATTGACACCGACTGGAATTTATAGTATAGAAGATGATGGAACTCAAAATGCTGATACAGGAGTTACACTTGGTTTTGACGGAACCGATTTAACTTACACTTCAGACTCAAATGGAACTGGCCTCATCAACTATGCAATTAGATACCTTGAAATGTTATAATTGGTTCTCTGGTAAATCTGATAATAAAATTTTAGAATGGCGAACATATCGTCGCAGTATTGCAAACAATCATTTGCAAACTGTAGCGCGTGATTGGGTTAAATGCCCAATCATTACAAATTATCTTGAATACGATGATTGTCGTAACTGGCCCGATCCTTGGACACTTATTAGTGAAGGTAATTACTGCGATTTAGCCCGTGCATTGGGTATGTACTACACTTTATATTATACTTCTTATCCGTTTCGTGATACAATGGCTATTGAAGTTTATAGAGATAGAGAAAAACATGAATACCTTAATTTAGTCAGATGCGAAGGCGGATTATATACGCTTAATTACAGCTTGGGCGAGGTTGTAAATAACCTCACGATCAGTCCATCAGCAGAATTGATTAATCGTGCTAATTACAAAAATTTACCAGTTTGAAAGAGAATAGAATGGCAATCAATGTTACAAAGCGTGATGGTCGCAAAGAACCATTAAATATTGAAAAATTACATAAAGTAGTATTTTGGGCAACCGAAAACATCAATGGCGTAAGTGCCAGTGAATTAGAACTACGAAGTCAAATACAATTTTACAATAATATTAAGACTTCTGAAATTCAAGAAACAATGATCAAGGCTGCTGCTGATCTTATTAGTGAAGAAGCACCTAATTATCAGTATGTTGCAGGTCGTCTTGTAAATTATCACCTTCGTAAAGAAGTATATAACAATTATTTTCCTCTACCATTGATTGATATTATAAAGAAGAATGTAGAAAGTGGTTTCTATGATGCTAATTTACTAACAGATTATACTGAAGAAGAATGGGCAACCATTAATAAATTTATAGATCACGAGCGTGATTGTACACTTTCTTATGTTGCTATGGAACAACTTCGCGGAAAGTATTTGGTTCAGAACCGTGTAACTGGACAAATTATGGAAACGCCACAGGTTGCCTATGCGCTTATTGCTGCAACCCTATTTGCCAAGTATCCACAGGATACTCGCTTGAAGTATGTTCGTGATTATTATGATGCTATCTCAAAGCATGACATTTCTCTTCCAACTCCTATCATGGCTGGTCTTCGCACTCCGCAGCGCCAGTTCTCATCTTGTGTGTTGATTGAAACTGGCGATAGTTTAGACAGCATTAATGCAACAAGCAGTGCCATTGTTAAGTATGTCTCACAAAAGGCTGGCATTGGCATTGGGGCGGGTTCTATTCGTGCTATCGGTTCGCCTATTCGTCGTGGCGATGCTTCTCACACAGGCTTAATTCCATTCTATAAGATGTTCCAAGCAGCAGTTCGTAGTTGCTCACAAGGCGGTGTTCGCAATGGTGCTGCAACTCTTTATTACCCACTATGGCATTATGAAGTAGAAGATTTGCTGGTTCTCAAAAACAATAAGGGAACAGAAGATAATCGTATTCGCCAGATGGATTATGGCGTTCAGTTTAACAAACTTATGTATGAGCGTCTTCTTCAAGGCGGTGATATTACTTGCTTCTCGCCAAGTGATGTGCCAGGTTTGTATGATGCGTTCTTTGCTGATCAAGACAAGTTCAAAGAACTGTATGAAAAAGCAGAAAAGAATCCAAAGATTCGTAAGAAGACCTACAAAGCTATTGACCTATTTTCACAGTTCATGGAAGAGCGCAAGAACACAGGTCGCATCTATCTTATGAATGTTGATCATGCTAATACTCATGGTGCGTTTATTGAAAGCAAGGCTGTAATCAAGCAAAGCAATCTGTGCGCTGAAATTGCGCTGCCTACAAAGCCATTGAATCATATCTTTGATGGTGCTTCCAGAAAAAAAATTCGTGTTCCAAAAGAAAAATATCAAGAGTTCTTGAAATATAAAAAAGAATCCAAAAACCTATTATATCTTAATAAAGAAAGATTTAATGGCAGTAAAAGTGCAAAGAGTGATAAATAATATATCGGGAGATATATTATGAAATATGGATTTATATATATGTGGATTTCTAAAAGTGATAACAAGAAATACATTGGTTCGCACTATGGTGAATTGACTGACGGGTATGTTAGTTCAAGCAATTACTTTAATGAAATATATAACAACAATCCAGAAAACTTTGAAAGAAAAATATTGACTATTGAATTGTCACGAAAAGAGGCATTGGAAAAAGAACAACTGCTTCTTTGCGATATTGATGCAGCCAACTCTTCTGAATATTATAATTTAAATAATTATTCTGGCATGGGTTGGAGTCATCACGATAATCCAGAACTTGCTAAAATATACTATGAAAGAATATCGGCGGCAAGAAAAGGCAAACCATCGCCACATAAAGGAAAATCTTTATGGAAGAATAATAGACACAAATTAAAAATTGATAAATGGTTGGTCAAAGACCCAAATGGAAATATCTTTGAAATTGAAAATATGTTAGAGTTCTGTAAAGAAAATAATTTAAACCCTTCTACAATGAGTGCGGTTGCTAGAGGGAAAAGACAGATTCATAAAAATTATTGGTGTAAGAAATTAACAAACACTCGCAATATTGATTACGAATATACTGAGTGGAAAAGTAAAGGACATTCTGCCAAGGCAAACTATGGTGAAAAAAATGGATATGCTAAATCTATTACCGTTGATGGAATATATTACGGGTCAATGAGAGAAGCATCCGAATACACTGGATTATCTATCTATAAATTGAACAAATTAAGGAAACAAAATGAAAAATAACGATTGGTTATATGAAATAGTAGATGAAAACGAGATAGAAACTGATGAGTATGTGTATCTTGATGCAGATGTTGAAGATTATGATGGTGCTGCAATAAGTTTATGCACACTTAGTGCAATTAATTGGGGCAATGTTAAGGAACCAAAAGATTTTGAAAAGATGTGCGACCTTGCTGTTCGTGGTCTTGATGCGCTACTTGACTACCAAAACTATCCTGTTATTGCAGCACAGTTAAGCACAATGAACCGTCGTCCACTTGGCGTTGGTATCATTAACTTCGCATATTTCCTTGCAAAGAATGATATGAGTTATAGCGATCCTCGTGCGTTGGCACTCGTTGACGAGTATGCAGAAGCATGGTCTTACTATCTTATTCGTGCAAGCAATCAACTTGCTATTGAGCGTGGTGCTGCACCAAAGAGCAATGAAACCAAGTATGGTTATGGTGTTCTGCCTATTGACACATATAAGCGTGAAGTTGATGAACTTGTGCCTCATGTGGAGCGCATGGATTGGGCATCGCTTCGTGCAAGTCTTCGTGAACATGGTATTCGTAATTCTACTCTGATGGCACTTATGCCAGCAGAAACTAGTGCACAGGTTGCCAATGCTACAAATGGTATTGAACCACCACGCAGTCTTATTAGTGTCAAGCAGAGCAAGCATGGTGTATTAAAGCAAGTTGTGCCAGAGTTCCGCAAATTAAAGAACAAGTATGAACTACTGTGGGATCAAAAATCACCAGAAGGTTATTTGAAATTAGTTGCTGTGCTGCAGAAGTATATTGACCAAAGTATCTCTACTAACACAAGTTATAATCCAACATTCTATGCGGATGAAAAGATTCCAATGAGTGTTATGATTGGTCACCTACTACTTTGCTACAAGTATGGTATTAAGACTCTTTATTATTTCAATACATATGATGGTCAAGGTGAAGTTGATGTCAGCAAGTTTGTTGAACAAAAGCAAGACTTTGAAGTCAAAAACTTACAACTTCTTGAAGATCAAGACGCTTGTGAAAGTTGCACGATTTAATGGAAAGCAATTTTCCTATAAAAACTGCAACTGCATGTGCATTAAAATGGAATTGGAGCACACTTTTTTTGAATAGCGGTATCACTCGTTCTTGTTTTAGAACGAGTGAAAGCACATTAACTCCAGAAAATTTTGAAAATTTTCATAATACAGAAATTAAAATTGCTGATAGAGAAGCAATGTTAAATGGAAAATGGCCTGATTCTAGTTGTGGTTATTGCAAAAATATAGAAAATTCTGGTGGGTTCAGCGATAGAAATTTACATTTAACATTGCCACATGCAATTCCACCAGAATTAAAAGAAAACATTAATTCAACAACCGTATCTCCTACTATTCTTGAAGTATATTTTAACAATACATGTAACATGGGTTGCTTATATTGCGGACCAAATTTAAGTTCGTTCATTGCTAAAGAAAATAAAGAATTTGGTAACTTTAATAGTAATGGAATTGATTTAATATCTAGGGAAAAGAAATATAAAACTTTAGTTCCATATTTTTGGACATGGCTTAATAAAAATTCTCATGTATTAAGTGAATTACATATTTTAGGTGGTGAGCCATTACTTCAAAAAGAATTAGATATTCTATTAGATTTTTTTGAAAAAAAACCAAACATAAATCTTAGTATCTCAATTACTACAAATTTAAACATACCGAATGAAAAGTTAAAAGAATTTGTTGAAAAAACAAAAAATCTAATTAAAAAGAGAAAAATTAAATCACTTGGAGTTATATGTAGTATTGATTGTTGGGGTAAAGAACAAGAATATGTTAGATATGGATTAAATTTAAATTTATGGGAAAGTAATTTTGAATATCTATTGAAACAAAAATGGATTTCTTTAAAAATACATCAGACAATAAGTTCACTAACAATAAAAACAATGCCACAACTTATTGAAAAACTTGTGTATTGGAAATCAATTGGTAAAGTAGCACAGTATCTTGGAGAAGTTGGACCAACTCCAATTTATATGAAACCTGGCATCTTTGGACCTGATTTTTTTATGGATGATTTTGAAAATATTATATCTCTAATGCCATCTAATAATGAAGAAGAAAAAAATTCTATAATGTGTATGCGTGGAATTGCAAATTCTGTAAAGAAAAGTGTTCAAAATCAAAAAGAAATAAGTAAATTATTCACATACTTAAATGAAAAAGATCGTCGCCGTGGAACAGATTGGCGACAAATTTTTCCTTGGTTACAAGAATTTGAAATTGATATTAATAACAAAATATGACATAATAGTTAAAATTGAGGTTAACAATGAGTACAGTATTTGATGCAAATGATAAGAGTGACCACACAAAGTCGCTGGCTTTCCTAGACCCACATGGCGGTGTAAGTATTCAGCGTTACGATACTATCAAATACCGCCAGTTTGAAAAACTTACCGAAAAGCAATTATCTTTCTTTTGGTTACCACAAGAAATAGATATTCTTCGTGATGCCAAAGATTTTAAAGACTTGTCCCAAAATGAGCAGCATATCTTTACAAGCAACTTAAAGCGTCAAATCTTACTTGATTCGGTTCAAGGTCGTGCGCCAGCAGTGGCATTTGGTCCAATCTGTTCACTACCAGAGTTAGAAACATGGATCACTACTTGGACATTCAGTGAAACTATTCACTCTCGTTCATATACTCATATCATTCGCAATGTATATGCTAATCCATCAAAAGTATTTGATGAAATGATGGACATTCAAGAAATTGTTGATTGTGCTGGTGATATCACTGCGCTTTATGATAAACTTATTACGATGAATAACCAAAGAACCCTAGATGACTTCGATCCACCTGATTGGGGCGGGTTTAATTATGAACATAAAAAAGCACTTTGGCTTGCACTTATGAGTGTGAACATTCTTGAAGGTGTTCGCTTTTATGTTTCATTTGCTTGCAGTTGGGCATTTGCTGAATTGAAGAAAATGGAAGGCAATGCCAAAATTATCAAGTTGATTGCTCGTGATGAAAATCTGCATCTTGCTGGCACACAAACCTTACTAAAACTGCTACCTAAAGATGATCCTGATTATGCCAAGATTGAAACGGAATGTCGTGATGCGGCTATCAAACTATTTGATGATGCAGTCAATCAAGAAAAGGCATGGGCGCAATACCTGTTTAAAGATGGCTCTATGATTGGTCTAAACTATCAACTACTTGCTGAATATGTTGAGTTTATTGCTAATAAGCGTATGCAAGCAGTTGGTCTCGGTCAACCATATCCTACTAAGAATAACCCACTGCCTTGGACACAGAAATGGATTGCTGGTGCAGAAGTTCAAGTGGCCCCCCAGCAAACGCAGATAAGTTCGTATATCATTGGCGGAACCAAACAGGATGTATCCAACGATACATTTAAGGGATTTAGTCTTTGATTTGGTTTATACCATCAGCAACTTCAGTTGCTGATTTTGCTCGCAGTATTGGTTGTGATTGGTTAGGAAATATTCCAGTCAATCCTGATGCAAGTTGCGAAGAAAATATATGCCATACAAATGTAAAAAATTATATTCTTAGTCATGGGGGAGAAAAAATACTTGGATATTATTTCTTGGAAAGTGCGTGGGGATATCAAGCAATATTGCATAGTGTATGGCAGGACAATGATGGAAACTTGATAGATATTACTCCATTTGCCGATAAAAGAAAATTAAATGTATTTGCCAAATTAAAAAATAATACACAAAAATATACTACAAATAATATATATTCTCTATCTCTTGCTAAATACAATGAGCAGGAATTAGATATTATGTATTATGTATATGCACTTATAGACCCAAGAAATAATATGCCATTTTATATTGGCAAGGGAACTGGTAAGCGAGCACAAACGCATCTTTGGGATATGTCAAGAAGTGACAATATTCATAAAGAAAATAAGATTGATGCTATTAGAAAAGCAGGATTAGAACCACAAATTGAATATCTTGCAGAAGATATTATTGATGAAAATTTTGCTTATAAAATGGAAGAAGATTTAATATTGCGGTATGGTCGCAAAGGATATGAACCTTATGGTATCTTAACCAACATATGTTTAGAAGCAAGACCACCGAGCCACCGAGGAAAGACTTACGAAGAAATATATGGTAAGGAAGGAGCAGAATTGCAGCGATTAAAGCGTTCGCAATTACAAAAAGAACGGGGTGGTTATGGACCTAAAAAGCACAGTGAAGAAACTCGTGCAAAGTTTAGAGAACTTACTACTGGCAGTAATAATCCAATGTATGGCAAACATCATAGCCCAGAAACAATACAAAAAATTAAAGAAAACAGAACAATGCCAACGGGTAAAAATCACTATCTAAGTAATTGTTATAAACTAACAAATAATGATAATATATACATGTTATATGGTGGAGAGTTGAAACAGTTTTGCATAGACAACAATTTAAGTTTTGCAACATTTCAAAAAAATATACAAGATAATTGGCCTCCAAGCAAAAGAGGTAAAAATAAAGATTGGAAAATAGAAGTAATAGAAAAGGAATAATCAATGATTACATTATATACAAAAGATAATTGCCCATATTGCGATGGCGCAAAGCACCTACTTAAAAGTTGGAGCGAAGATTACACCGAAGTCGATATCAATGATGAGGGTGTTCGTGATTGGCTTGTTGCCGAAGGTCATAAGACCGTGCCACAAATTTACTATAACGAAAAACTTTTAGTAGAAGGCGGTTATAGTGGTCTAAGTAAACTATCTATCAACGAATTACAGGAAAAAAAGCGTGTTATTACAGAAAACAACTGACTCAACTACCGTTATGACTTTTAAGACATTTGCAGGTGAAGAAATCATCACTCGTGTCGCAGAAGAAACCGAAACTACATATAAACTTACTAAACCGCTAGTAATGATTGCTACACCGCAAGGTGGGTTTGGGTTAGCACCTGCGGTGTTTAGTATTTCACCTGCCGATTCTCCAGTGTTAAATAAGAGTGCAGTAGCTTTATATGGTCCTACTGACAAAGATATAGCCAATCAGTACCTTGCTAAAACAACAGGATTGACATTGGCTACTTCTATCTAAGGAGAGTCGATGTCTATTCCAGCAAAAATTGGTAGTATGAATACTGGCGCTGGTGTTGCATTTATGGGAGAATTAACTGTTCTCATAAATGGAAGACCAGCAAGTCGTTTAGGTGATATGGTAACAGGTCACCCTGGATTTGATCCTAGACACCCCCACCCACCAAATCCAATAATTATTGGTAGTCCAAGCGTACTGGTAGGTGGTAGACCACAAGGTTTCTTAGGAAGTCTTGATATGTGTCACCACTCTATGATCCCATTTGAAGCAGATGTTTTAGTAGCTGCTGGCGGCGCTGGCGGAATTGGTGGCGGATTGCTTGGTGGTTTGGTAGGCAGTATTGGTGGTGGATTGCTTGGCGGTCTTGGCAGTCTTGGCGGTCTAGCAGGTGGGTTAGGTTCATTAGGAAGCATTGCTAGTGGTCTCGGCGGCGTATCTAGTATTGTTGGCGCAGTTAGTAATGTTGTTAACAATGGCGTAGGCGGCTTAGTCAACAGCGTTGTTGGTGGTGCAGTTAATAATGTAGTTGGGCAGGTACAAAATGCCATTAGGTAATATTACAATCGGTACTGGAAATATTACTACTACGACAACATCGAACACCGTCACTGGCATTGGTACTACATTTACTACGCAATTTAAAGCTGGCTCTGCCATTGCAAACATAAGCAATGTGTTTGTTGGGTATGTATCATATATTTCTAACAATACTAGCTTATATCTTACTACTAACGCAAATCTTAACATCACAAATCAATCATTGCATTATGCCCCGTTTATTGCAAATGCAATTGTTTATACATATTATACAACTGGAAATATTACTGCCAATACAGCTTCTCAAATTGTAACTGGCAACTCAACTAATTTTACTACTCAAGTAAATTATGGCGATAGTATATGGATCGCAAATACAGTCGCAGGACCAAATACATATGTAGGCACGGTTGAATTAATTACAAGTGATACCCAATTATATCTTAATGCCAATGGGTTGGCAAATGTTAGCAACTTACAATACTTTAACACTAAACCAGTTTATGCAAAAAATTCACCATTTGGCGGACCAGGAACTGCATTTGAAGAACCAAATGTTAATGCGGGTATACTCAATATCAACAGTCATTTGTTTAACTGGGTAAACACTGGTTTAATTCCAAACACTAGCGTAGTAAACAGTTACCATCCGCCAATTCGTGATGGTGTAACTGGAATATTAGTAAATTTACCAGCTAGCATTTACACCAAACACGGAAACAGCACTGCTGTTCTTTCCAATTATTCATTAGGAACAAAGTTTAATAGTGCTGGCAGCGATTACACCGTTCATGACTTTGATAGAAATCAATCTGCTTTTGGGACCGATGTTGGTTATGTGAGAAATAGTTTGCATCGTGCTAGAGACATTGAAAACTTAGTCAGGACTGGTGATAGGGCAGCATATAACGGTGCAATTGGTTCGTTAGTATCAACCACTAGCGCGGATAGATATGCAAAGTTAGCTAATATAAATCTTCCACGAGTTACTGATAGTTTAGATTCTGCTAGAGAATATTATTCTCAAACTAGTCCAACCGAAGATTTAAAAGATCATAGCGGTGTAAATCTTGGAAATAACCAAGAATCAAGATTGCGCCCACAACCACAAAACTTACGAAAAGTTGTAGCAACAGGCGCACCCATTGCAGTTCCTGGCATGCTTAATGTTGTAGCAGATACCTATAAGCCTGGAGACATAACTTGGGTGCCTCCTACTTTTAAACCAACAAATGTGAGTTAACCTATGGCAAGTGCACTTAAAGACCCTAATCTTACTTCAAGTTTTATTGCTTCAAATGAAGGTTTTAAATCAACTGCTTATCCTGACTATAACAGCCAAGGCGTTTTCACTGGCTATGCAATTGGATATGGCAACCATTATAATGCTGATGGTAGTCCTGTTCAGCCTGGCCAATCAATAACTCAAACAGACGGTCAGGCTCTTATGCAACAACAGATTGTTGATACATATGCGCCTGGAATTGCAAATCGTATCGGTGAACCAGCATGGAGTAATTTAACTCCAGAACAACAAGCAGCATATGTTGATTTAAGTTATAATTATGGTTCTGGCAGTCGTTGCTTAAGTGATTCGGTAGCAGCAGCACAAACAGGTGATCCTAATGCTATTAGCAGCAGCATGTCACAGCTTAGTTCAAACCCATCGCGCCGTGCCGCAGATGCTGCGCTTGCAAGCGGACAAGTTCCTAGTAATGTTAAAGGCGGCGGTCCTTCAGCGGCGCTTCCAGCAAACGCAAAAGGTGCTGGAGTTGGCAGTGGTGCAGGGTGCGCTGGTGCTGGTTTAGGAATGATTGCTGCTCTTGCTGGCGGTGGTTTATTGGGCGGACTTGGCGCAGCAATCAATGGTGCATTGGGCGGATTAACTGGCGCACTTGGATTGAGTGGGATAACTGGAGCACTAGGCGGCGCACTGGGTGCTGCCACTGGTGCTTTAGGTGGTCTCACTGGTGGCTTAAGCAGTGCACTTAGTTCTATTACTGGTGGTGTTAGTAGTGCATTGAATACACTATCTGGTGGTGCATTTAGTGCGCTGAGTTCAATAGGCAGCGGTATACTTCCAAGTTTAACTGG